TTATTCTTCAGTCTTATATTCAGCACTGTATTGAAACGAGGTATCAGGATCTGCATTACCAGTATCAGATTCTGGAAGAACTTCAGCGTCAGGATATTCTTCTGGAGAAACGGATTTTAAACTATCTGCAGCATCAAGATAGTACTCCCCAATATCTGACAAAAGGCTGTAGATCCAATATGGGAGTTCATTAACAAACTGATGCATTGACGTTTCGTCAGTTGGATCAATTTCAGGATACTCAGCCAGTAGATTCTGATTATGAACGATCTCCTTCAAATACTGAGTCTGCTGTATTTCCTCATGGAGAATTTTTTCCGCATCTTCATGACTACTTGCAGAACTTTTCATAGATACTGCTATTGACAGAATTGTTAGGAAGAACGAAAGAAGCGGAAGGGCTACCTGCAACACAAAGTCGCGGCGAGACATTTTCTTGGAAGATGGTGGATTTTTAGGAATGGATAAATCTGTCTGTGCAATATCAGTCAGATTTTGGATGGTTTCGCAAGCCTTTTCAGTAATCTCAACGGAATCACCATTTACATGGATACCATCAGATAATGAAAGTAGGTTGAGTTTTGAGGCTTCACGCAATTTTTGTGTAGTCTCCTCCATATCCTCGATCATGGATAGATTTTCCAAGAGCTGTGGCATTAACTGATTGATTGATACAACGGATTTTTGCAAAGCATTTAGATAATCTAGGGATAGCTTACTAGATATATCAAGTCTTTCAAGCATCTGTGCCGTTTCTAATCCTGGAATTTGAAAGGGGATCATGATTCTGGGAATTGGATTGATAAGCCTTTTGTTCATAGTTATTTTATCAATCATTTCGAGAAAAGAAATAAAAGATGAAAAATTGTACATATAGGTTGTACCTCCTTAAATTTTTATCAGCGGTCAAACTGATTTAAGGAGATTATAACATAAATAGCAGATGATTGCATCTGCTACTTCAAGCCCCTAATACTAGGGGCTTGAAAATAAAGAAACACAGTATAACGGCTGCAAAGAAAAGGAGGCGGTGGAATGAGCCGATCAAACATTAGAACATATTCTGCATTTGGGAGGCAGGTCAAGAAGGAATTAATCGACAGGAACATGACAGCGAGACAGTTGGCGGAGATACTTGGCACCACGCCGCAGTATCTGAATAAGATCCTACATGGGGAACGCAGCGGCGAGAAGTATATTGAAGCAATAAAAAAGATATTAGGAATGGTAGCATGAAGGGAGATGTGGAAATGGATGGGATATATGTCACTCTCAACGAGGCTGCTGAGCTGGAAGGTATACAATATAAAACGATGTCAAAACGAATTGACCGAAGTCCTGAAAAATTTATTGTTGTGAAAGAACAAAGAGAAGGAGGCGGCAAGGAACTGACAATGATTGCAGTCTCTTCCCTGTCAAAAAAAGCAAGAACAGCGTGGAAGGAACGAGAGAAACTGAAAGCAGTCGCGGAAATTCCTGAACAGGATTCGGGGGAGAAGCAAGAAGCGCCGTGGTATATCAATGAAGACATTGACTGGTTTATTGAGAACCACCGTGATAAGTGGTACAAAGCAATAGAAACTGGCAACATCATTAGAGAGTTTATGGATTATGATAAGAAAGACAAGACAGAGTTTGCAAAGACCTTCGCGAAGGAACGGCTTGGAAAAGATATGCGGACGCTCTACAGATATGTTGATGATTATATGAAAGCGCAGGCATGGGCAGATAAGCTCCATAAGGAAGATGGTGGAAACTATGAGTTTTTCAAGGTGCTCTGCCTGTGCCGGAAACCAAAAGATGCTGGAACGTTTCCAAGCTTTAAACCAGAAGTCCGGCAGGCAATCAAAAACATTTGGTTTAACAAAGAGTTTGCACAAAACCAGGGAACAAAGCAGATGCTTTACAACAAACTAGAGGAAGTAAAAGCAGTGAACAAATGGGTAAAGATACCTTCGTATCAGTCAGTTGGTCGTTACATCAATTACCTAATGGAAGATGAGCATATGAAAAATGCATGGTATCTAGCCAGCCGCGGCGAACGTGAGTATCGTAACAAGGTCATGGTAAAAGGCGAACGCTGTACGAGCGACTTGAAAGTGATGGAACTTGTCATGGGCGACGAGCATACATTTGACTGCTGGGTGTCATACACACACCCGAATGGCAAAGTAACTGCAATTAGACCAACGCTTGTAGCGTGGATAGATATTCGCAGCAGGATGGTTTTAGGTGATGTTATATGCAACCATGCTAACAGTAATGTCTTAAAAGAGTCTATGATAAAGATGCTGTATCATGATGCAGGCAGCGCACCACAGTTTATCTATACAGATAACGGAAAAGATTACACTTCAAAGGAAATGACAGGATACAATCGGAACGACCGAAAGCGTGTGGAGTTTGATGATGCGACAAAAGGCTTTTATAAGTCTATAGGTATTGAAGATTATCATAGGGCACTGCCGTATTATGCATGGACCAAAGGGAATGTGGAACGCTTATTTGGAACAGTGTGCAACCAGTTTTCCAAATGGATAACATCATATACTGGAACATTGACTGGATCAAGGACATTTGCGAAAGTTCAAAAGGATGTAGATGGAATGCTGGAACGTGGCGAACTGATGACAAGGGAAGAATTTTTTGAGAAATGGACATACTGGCTTCACAACGTTTATATGGAAAAACCACACAGCGGATTAAAGCAGCAGGGCGAGGAATATATCACACCGAAAGGATGTTTTGAAAATGCGGATAGGTACGAGAAACCGCTTCCACCCAAAAGCTATGCAACTACACTGATGCTGAAATCGGAGCGGTGTTATGTGCGCAATGTGGGAATTAAGATGCAGGGGTTGACCTATATGTCAGATGACCTTTGTGATTATATCCACGAATATGTTGATGTAAAATATGATCCACATGATATGCGGACCGTATATATTTTCCAGAATGAGAAACAGGTATGTGAGGCATATGCGCAGGAACTTCTAACATTTGCATCAGAGAATGGTGTTGAGCAGAAGGCATTAAAAGAGCATCTGAGAAGACAGAAAATGCAGATTAAAAAAGACAAGGAAAGATTATCGGAAGCAAATGTTTCCTTTGCAGAATTGAATGATCAGTATGTAGGTTTTGATGAAGTGACTGGAGGCATAGACCTCATGATTGGAAAGAAGCCTGCGGGAAAGTCCGCAAAGGTGGTGGCAATGCCAGAAGACAATACGTATCGGAATGGGTTCCGTGGTAAAAGCACAGAGCAGTCGCAGGAAGAAAGCGATTATATAAATAGGAAGGCAGAAGAAGCGCTGCGGGCATTGCGGGTACTTTGACAAATTAGATGATAGGAGAAGGGAACAATGACAAACTTTGAATACATGAAGGAAACCGTGTTGAACATAGTTTCCTCATTGGACGAAGAGGAGCTGAAGGAACTGGTTAACAGTACAGGCATAAGTGAGACAGGCAGCACTGCGGTTTTCTCTTGCAGCACCTGTGAGAAAGTTTATGGTAAGTGTAACGTGGTTTTTGATGGAGATGACTGCATGAAAAGGTATCTTGACTGGTGCAATGAGGAATACACTTCTAACCAACAGAAAGGCGAAAAGATGGATGAAATAGGAGAAAGAATATACAGATTGCGAAAGGGTTTAAATTTTACACAGACTGAATTTGCGAATATGTTTGGTGTGACACATGCACATATATCTTCTATAGAAAAAAGAAAATACACTCCAAGCAAAACCCTTATAATGTTTATCAGTGAAAAGCTGGGTGTCAGTGAGAACTGGCTTCAAACGGGTAAAGGAGATATGCAGCCCAAAGAAGGGTACTTGAAAATTTTGGAAAAGAGCAACGGGAAAGTAGCATTTGAAGTCAATGGGACACATGCAGAAATGGTGCGCTTTGTATCTGAAGCAATAATATTTATTGCAGAACAAATATCCGAAGAAGCAGGAATCTCATATGATGTAGTGGAAAAAGACGTAGTAAATAAAGTTATTCAATTGTTATAAGTTGAAGTGTAAGAAAGGGCGGGTAAAGTATGGAAGCATTAAACACATATGTAACAGAAATGACACTCAGGGAAAAGGTTGCGGATATCCTTTCTGAGATGAAAATGGCAAAGGCGGAATTGGCGCTTAGAATACAGTATTCGCGCAGCGCTGTAAGCCAGTACATGAGCGGGAAATATAGTTCTGACCCGAAGGAACTTGAGGCAGCATTGACTAAGTTTGTTGAGGAGTATGAGGCAGGGAAGACACAGGAGGCATCTACACTGAAAGCAGCAAGTCAGGCTTTTCCTATATTAAGACCTAAAATCCAATACTTTGAAAGTAGAGACTACATACAGACAATCGGCATATGCAGGTCCTGCCAGGAAGATAAAGGGCTGGGGATAATTGTTGCAAAGTCGGGATATGGAAAGACGCACGCTCTGAAAAAATACGCAAGAATGCCACGGGTGGCATATATAGAGTGTGATGATACAATGGCATTAAGGGACCTTGTGGAAGCGATAGAGAATCAAATAGGTATGCCAAAGGGAATAAGTGGAACAATATGGAGTAGAGTCAATCAAATCAGAGAGTTCTTCAATGCAAACGAAGGGTATCTTCTTATAATAGATGAAGCAGATAAGTTAATGAATAAATACACAAAGAAAAAGATGGAAATTATTCGTGGGATTTTTGACCAGTCAGATGTAGGGGTTGTTGTTGCAGGTGAACCAATGCTTGAAGCAGAGATTAAGGGAAATCTAAAGCGGTTTGCTAATCGTGTTGATTTTTATTATAAGTTGAAAGGACTGTCAGAGGAAGAGGTTAGAGACTATCTGGAAGGGTACGATATAGAAGAAGCAGCAATGGCGGAGCTTATTGTAAGGGCACAAAACACGCAGACGGGTTGTTTCCGTCTTCTTGACCGAACACTTAATAATGTACTTCGTGTGCTCAAGGAGAGCGGGCAGACAAAGATCACATTGAAAGTAGTGAGCCAGGCATCAAGCATGATGATGCGGCAGTGACTCTTGAAGTAGAAGGAGTGGTATATATGGCGAACAGGTATGCGGCGGTTTATGCTATGGCGAAAAAGGTAGACATAAACAAGGACGACCTGCACAAACTGACTTTTGACATGACACAGAAAAAGAGCTTAAAGGAACTGGACGACTGCGAACTTGCATCCGTCACAGAACGCCTGCGGGTATTGAGGAACAGTAAAGAACACGGACAAAAGAATAGAAACTTTACGCTTGGCGGAAATCCAGTTACAGTAAAGCAGCGTAAAAAGATTTACATGCTGATGAAGGACATAGACTGGGATATGAAACGAGTGTCAGGGCTTGCGAGAAAACTTTTTGATTCAGATGCGATTGAATGGTTAAGCCATGAGCAGTGTTCTGATTTGATTGAGGCGCTGAAAGCTATCAGCACCAGACAGGACCAGAGTCAGGGGGCGCAGCATGAATAAAGAGAATACCAATGCAGCAGTATCCTATAATATGAGACGTTATTATGAACGGAAAAACAAAGGGCTTTGCGTAAGGTGTGGAAAGACTGTTATGGACGGGAAGATATACTGTCTTGAATGTAGAATGCGCCAAAATGAAGAAGCGCGACAGGACAGAATTTTTTATAGGGAGCATGGTCTTTGTACATACTGTGGAAAAAACAGGGTATTTAAGAATGAGCGCTTGTGTCCTGAGTGCAGGGCAAAAGCAGCAAACTGGCAAGCCCAGAGGAAAAAGACAGACAAGGAACGGGACAGGCATAATGCCAGGCGGCGTAAGCATTATTGGGAACGGTCAGCACAGGGGATATGTACTGCGTGTGGAAAACGTAAGGCGGCACAGGGAAAAAAGACATGTAAGATATGCACAGCAAAAAGAGCAGAATATCAAAAAATGCGATACATACCTACAGGGATACCAAGAGCAGAAAGATATCTGCATGGCTTATGTAGCATCTGCAACAACAGTCTTGATATGGAAAATATGAAGGTATGCAGCAGGTGTTATGAGAATTTAAAAAGAGCAAGAAAGACAAGTCATATATGGAAACAATATAATACAGTCATTTTTAAAAGCAGAATTGCACTAGAGCAATCTGAAATTAATGTTTAACAAGGCAAAAAAATGTGTCAGATTCTGACACATTTTTTTAACTTAAAAAGAAGGGAGAGAGAAAGATGCACAAACGGATACAGGGAAACGGCAGCATTACAATTCCGGTAATACTGCGGCGCAGCCTTGGCATAACGCCAAGGGACACAATGGAAATCATTGCACAAAATGATGGCAGCATACTTTTAAAGCCGTGTGCAGTGGAATGCGTTTTCTGTGGAAGCACAGAGAATGTGGCAGTAAGAAAGGGCGTAAGCATATGTCTTGCGTGCTATCAGAAAATCAATGTTAGAAAGGAAGACAGAGATGGAAGAAACAAAACAGAATAAAGAGATTAAGCTGAGCGAGCTCAGCACAGGAAAGCTTGTAACAACACTAATCAGCATGGATAGGGAAAGAGCAGAGCTTGTCGGAGAGATAGACCGCTATAAGGCGGAGATATCTGCAAGAGGCAGCGCAGTGCTTGACGACAGGAACACAAAGTTTATTAAGTATTATGGCGAGAATGGAAGCTGTGCAGTGACATACGCAGGAAAGCTGTCTGTAAAGAATGACCTTGAACTAAGAGAATTGCTGCCAGAGGGAGTGTATGACAAGTTTGTCAAGGTAACGAGTGATATAAAGTACAAGTACGACCGCGAACTTGAAACTGCATTAAAGGCACTGCATTCTGGTGAATACTGTTTTGATATGACAATGCTGGAGTATGTAAAGGATAATGCATTGTTTCCAATGCAGCCAGATGCGAAACAAATTAAGCTTCTGTTGAAAAAACTAACAGGTGATTATAAAAAGGATAATAAGCTATTAACTTCCATGTTTGGAAAGGGCAGCTATGAGGAAGAACTACTATATATTCATAGAATCAGAAACGGGGAATTGATTAGATTATTTCTTCCTGATTCGGAATTAAAAGATGTAATTGAGAAAATATTAGCCTGCCTGACTGTTGAAAACGAGGTAAAAATCACGATTGATGCAGGGGATATGGAGGAATAAGGATATGGCAAAGAAAGCAGAGAGCAAAGCAAAAGAGCAGACAGCGGCACCTGTAGAAAATATGCAGGAACTACAGACGGCGGAAACAACTGGCACAGCGCAGGAGCTGCCAGCAACAGAAGGGAAAACAGTGGAGTCTGAAAACACAGATAAAAAGCTGGACGAAATATTGAACAATGATGTAGATCCTGCTGATGAGATACCAGAGCTGGAAGAACTGTTTGCACAATCTTCTGTAGAGGAGGCACCACCAGAGGAACAGGAGCCACCAAAAGAAAAGGTATTGTTTTACATAAGAACAGTGAATGTCAAAACCGCTGTCCGTTCCACACCGGAATTTCCAATGAAGGATTCTAATCTTATTGGTACAATTGACAATAAGGAAGTGCATGGTATTATAGATGTAGTGAACGGATTTGGCAGGCTTGCAGAAGGAGAAGGGTGGATCATGCTTGATTCCAGCGTTGTAACACGGCTGGGATAGAATAAGGAGGAAGGCTGTGTATGAGTCCTGATGTGATAAAGGAACTAATAAAGGATACTGACATACTTGATATTCCTGAAAAGTACAGAAATATTGCAGAAGTGATAGGGTTAGAAAATTATCTTGAACTCTGTAATTATGCAAAGGGGGACGAAATATATTTCCCTAAACGGGAGAGTATACTCATACCAGCCAGAAACCGCAAAATTCAACAAGAATATGATGGGTGGAACAGCAAACTACTTGCAGAAAAATACGATTTGACAACACAACAGATTCGTACAATTATAAAAAATATCCCAACACCAGAGCAGATGAATCTATTTTCTTATGGGATAGAGGCGAATATTGATATATAGTTTTCGGGAAATAAATTAATGGGATACTTCCCCTAAAGATTTAAAAGGATACATGATAGCATTAGGACATGGCATATGCCATGTCCTTTATTATTTATAGAATTTAGAAGGGAGAAGCAAAATGAGTGAGGAAACAAAACTAGAAGTAATTAAGGCGCTTGCATATGGCGAGGAGATTGAGACCATTGCAAATATGGCAGAAACAGAACCGGAAGAAATAGAACGGATTCGGGAGCAGCACGCTGATGAGGTTGGCAGAAGGCGGAAAGCAATTGCAGGAGGGGCAGAAGATGGCGATTAAAAAGATAATGACACTTTTAGATGTTGGAACAACTGCTGTTGCTGGGTGTGATATTTCCTATTACCAGGGTGATGTTGATTTTGAAATCATGAAAAGAACTGGAATCAAGGCTGTAATTATTCGGGCAGGGTATGGAACTACAGTAGACAAGCGTTTTGTAAGTTACATTAATGCAGCGATTAAGGCGGGACTTGCAGTAGGTGTGTATTGGTTTCTTTATGCAAGGGATACAGTAGGCGCCATAAATAATGCGCAAAAATGCAGAGAGGTTATTGACCCTTACAAAGAATATATTTCTCTTGGTGTTTGGGCTGATTGGGAATACGATTCGGACAGATATGCAGGCACGCTGCCATCATCAACGCGATCTTCAATTGTTGATGCGTTTAATCGGAAAATGGAATCAGCCGGATATGAAGCGGGCATCTATTCCAACCAGGATTATATTCAGTCTGGCAAGTTCCGGCCGTGGCTTGTGGCAAAGTATCCATTGTGGTTTGCCAAGTATTCTAACAGTGTAAGCGAATATGCATTTCGTGGAAAAGGCGCAAGACCATATCTGTGGCAGTATTGTTCAAACGCTGATGGGAAGGCATATGGTGTAAGCTCAAAAACCTTAGACAGGAACAGAGTGTATATTGATTTGGTTCCAGATGAAGCAATGCCGCCTGCAGAGATTGCTTCTACCAATCCAGATATTGTTGTAGCGCGTGAGAATCCATACCCTGAACCAACACGAAATATTTTCTGGCGGGAAAAAGCTTCTATGTATGGAGATGATGTGAAGTGGGTACAGTGGCATTTATGGCGGTTTGGTTTGTTTTTAGATAAGAAGGGCATACCAGATGCAAAACAAATTGATGGTGTATGGGGCGCGAAATCGGACAGGGCACTTGAGATTGCTCAGACAAGACTGGGATTAAAACAAGATAAAATATGTGGTCCATTAACAAGGGAAATGTTTAAAAAGGTGTAAGGAGGGATTGATATGGTATTTGAACCATTAGGAAGTTCATTCACGCTGCTGTTTATTATCGGGATATTAGCGGCGCTGACTATGATTATAACCGAAACGATAAAGGAACTGTGGATAATCCGCAAAGTTCCAACAAAACTAACAGCGCTGGCAGTATCGCTTGTGGTGGTGACAGGGGCAATGATAGTCTATCTGAATATGGCAGAGATGGCATTTCAGTGGTGGTATTTGGTAGTGGCGTTCTTTGCTGCATTTATTGTGGGGTATTTAAGTATAAACAGTTGGGACACCCTGTATGAGATATGGAAACGTTTTGTGCCAGAGAACAAGAGGGAATAGCTTATGGAAAGCGCAGCATATTTAAGCACAGAACAGTTTAACACAATGGCGGCGGCAGTTCTGACTATGCTGGGAGGCGCACTGATATTCTTAATAAAACATTGGTTTAACCAAGTGAACAAAGGGATATTTGAGAACTGCAAGAGACTGGAACAGATAAAGGAAGAACTGCAGGAGGAATTGCAGCAAAACAACGAGAAAGTAAATGAGCGAATTGACCATATTGAGGAAAGGACAAACCAGGATATTGCAGAACTGCGCCAGGGTATGAGCGACCTCAAGGGCGATTTTGCGGCAACATTTGTGCAGCGTGATGATTTCTTCCGCTACATGAATGGCATGGAAACAAACATTAAAGACACAAACAACAAGGTTGACAAGATTCTAATGTTGATAACAGACAGGAGGAACGGGAAAAATGGCGCTGACTGATGAAGAAATTCGAGAGCGGGACAAGAGCAGGGCGATAAGAGGATATATTATCCGGTGCCTTATTAGGAGCTGCAACAACACGGCGCTTACAAAGCATCTGTCAAATTCCCTTTTCATGCAGGGATACATAATGAGTCCAGACATTAAGAAGTATATTGATTACCTTGTAAATGGAGGATATATAGAGTTTACGGACAAAAAAGTGAAGGCGTACACCATATATGCAGATGATGCGGTGGTGAAGCTGACCAACAAGGGAATCAATCTTGCAGAGGGCACAATAGAAGATCCAGGCGTGGAGATGTAGCATGGGGGAGAAAAGAAAAAGGACAAGGACAAACTCAACGGTGGAACAACTTCCACTAGATTTAAAACTGGAAGTGGAAAGTCTTCTAGGAGATTATCGAAATACCTATGATAGTATATGCCAATATATTAAGAATAAAGGATATAATATCTCGCGATCAGCTCTCTGCCGCTATGCTAAAAAAAGTGAGGCAGCTTTTAATCGATTGAAACAGGCGCAGGAGCAGACAGAAAAATTAATTGCTTATATACAAAGCAATCCAGATGCAGACTTTACAGAACCAGCAATGAAGATATTAACATCTGGTCTGATTGACAGGCTGGCAACCGCAGAGGAAGAATTTTATACCATGCCATTAGACAAGGCTGGAAGACTGGTGGCGTCACTCGCACGGACAAAGACCTATAAAGATAGGGTGCGGCAGGATATGCAGAAGAAAGCAGAACTGGCACTAAAAGAGATGGAAGCAGATATTATAGCAGTGATTAAACAAGATGGACAGTCTGCACAGCAGATGAAAGAGATTTTGGAAAGGGCAAGAAAAAGAATGGTAGCAGAATGATTGATTTAGACGAGTGGATAGAACATCTTGGTGAAAGAGATATAGAGGCTGAGGATAATGACAAATACCAGAATGACCTTTTTGTAGAATACGTTCTCAGGAAAAATGACAAAAACTATAAACTACGTAGAGAATTATATAATGAGTACAGAGCAGGAACGACGCCACTTTTTGGAGAGAAAGGACTTAGAAGACAATTAGCAGCAATTGATCTGTCTTATTTTGGCAGAGCATATCTTCCACATTTTTTTGTTAGGAAGTCACCTGCATTCCATGAGGAACTAGATGATATGTGGATTAATGGGGTGATGAAAGGCATAAATCCCTATGACCGCTATAAAGAAATTGATAAAGAAAGTGGAAGCCATAGCGCAGCCGCAGCGCCAAGAGGACATGCAAAATCTACGAATTTCACTTTTAAGGACACCCTGCACGCGATTCTATATAAGTACAAACATTATGCAATTATCATATCGGATTCATCAGAGCAGGCCGAGGGATTCCTAGATGACATCAAGACAGAGATTGAAGAGAACTACCATATTATAGAAGATTTTGGGAAGCTTAAAGGTGATAAGGCATGGCGCAGCAATGTAATTGTTACAAAGTCTAATGTAAAGGTGGAAGCGCTTGGATCGGGCAAAAAGATACGAGGCAGGCGACACCGAGCATGGCGGCCAGATTTAATTGTATTAGATGATATTGAAAATGATGAGAATGTCGAAACACCTGAGCAGAGGAAAAAGTTAAAAAATTGGTTTTATAAAGCAGTGTCCAAGGCAGGGGATACCTATACCGATCTCATGTATATTGGAACAATCCTACATTATGATTCTCTTTTGTCACACGTTTTAACAAAAAATTCTGAATACGAGACAAAGACATACAAAGCGGTTATTTCAGAAGCAGATAATAGGGAACTGTGGGACCAGTGGGAAGGTATTTATACAAACCTGTTCGATCCAAACCACAAGGAAAATGCTGAAACATTTTATCAGGCAAACGAAAAAGAAATGTTAAATGGTACGAAAGTACTATGGCCTGAGAAATGGACCTATAAGGACCTTATGAAAATGCGTGTCACAGAAGGCATTGCTTCCTTTAACTCTGAAATGCAGAACAATCCAATCGATCCAGAAAATGCAGACTTTAACGAGGAATGGCTCGATTACTATGACGACAATCCGCCAGATTTTAAGGCATCTAATTTTGTCCTTATTGGTGCAAACGACCCATCACTCGGAAAAAATAAAAAGTCTGATACATCTTCCATTATCGGCGCAGCACTGGATTTAAACACAGGATATCTATATATTGTAGATGCGTCGGTGGAAAAGAGGAAACCAGACGTCATTATCACTGATGTAATAGAAATGCATAAAAGATACAAACGGGATTATGGCAAAGGGTTTTACAAGTTTGGTGTGGAAACAGTACAATTCCAATTCTTTTTCAAGGACGTTATGGCTGAAAAAGCATTGGAAGCAGGCGAGTATATCCCCATTGAAGAGATTATATCTGTTGTGAATAAAGTGGTGCGAATACGAAGCTTACAGCCTTTTATAAAAAATAAGTGGATTAAATTTAGCCGTTCGCACAAAGAGTTAATTCGACAGCTCTGTGAATTTCCTATGGGGGCACATGATGATGCACCAGATGGACTGCAAATGGTAGTGGCACTTGCACAAGTGGTTCGCAGTATAGCAGCCAAATTTGAATATAAAACCGTATCAAAGCGGAGGCTGCGTTTTGGTAAAGGAGCGTATTGATGAACAGAAAAAAGAAGCGGGGGAAGCCGTTTAATCCTGCAACAGATACAGGACAGGGAAGACCAGTCACTGCGGTTGTGGCAGTTGGCAATATTAACGATAAATATTCCACTTATCCGTCTAATGGGCTGGACCCACGAAGGCTTGCAAGAATATTTCGGCAGGCAGACCAGGGCGACGTGATGAACCAGATGGAACTGTTTGAGGAGATTGAGGAGAAAGACACGCATATCTTTTCCCAGCTTCAAACGAGAAAACTTGCAGTGACAGGGCTGGACTGGACAATACAGCCAGCGGGAATAACAGACACGGACAAAGAGATTGCAGACTTTGTGGAGAATGCGATTAAAAAAATTCCGCGGCTTAGAGAAGTAATGCTGGACATTATGGATGCAGTTGGAAAAGGAATTTCTATTTCTGAAATTGACTGGGAGTCTGATAAGAACGGAAATTTTATAATCGCTGGGATTGAGTGGGTGCATTCCAAAAAACTGTTTTGGGACTATGAGACAGATGAAATGAAGCTCTGCACAATGGAATATCCAGAAGGTATATCGTTACCAGAAAATAAGTTTGTGGTACACAGGTATAAAGCAAAGAGCGGACACCCATCTAGGGCAGGGATTCTGCGCATTGTTGCATGGATGTATCTGTTTAAAAATTACGACATTAAGGATTGGGCAGCGTTCCTTGAGATTTATGGAATGCCGCTTCGATTGGGACAATATAATGCAGCGGCATCTAAGGAAGATAAGGAAGCGCTTGCAGAGGCGATTATAAATCTTGGCGCGGATGCAGCCGGAATTATTCCAGAGACAGCAAAGATACAATTCGTGGAGAGCAATAAGACGACCAGTGCAGATATCTACGAAAGCTTTGCACGCTACTGTGATGAACAGACCAGCAAGGCGATTGTAGGACAGACGCTTACTGCGGATAGTGGGGGCGGTTCCTATGCACAGGGAAAAGTACATGCAGATGTGCGGCACGATCTGACTGTTGCAGATGCACAGGCGCTTGCAGAAACAATTAACGAATGTATTGTACAGCCATTAGTTTTATATAACTTCGGTCCTTCTGTAGACTGCCCAATGTTTCAATTTGATTTTAAGGAAGCAGAAGATCTAAAAGAAACCGTTGAAATATACAAAACGCTTGTATGTGATATGGGACTAAAGATACCAGAGGAACACATCTATAAAAAATTTGCAATCCCAAAGCCAGAAAATGGGGAACGAGTGTTGGAGCCGCCGGCTGCAAATCTACCACAGACAACAAAACCACAGACCGGACAAATGCTAAAAATGAAAGACACTTTAGACAAAGAAACAGAAGACAGACAGGCAGTAATTGACAGCATGACAGATACAGCAGTTGCATATTCTGACAAAATATTTGAAAAGATGTTAAAGCCGCTTTTAAAACTGCTGGACGACGAAACAGATCTTACAGCCCTAAAGAAAAAGCTTGAGGATAAAAGCAAATTAAAAAAGCTATATGAAGAGATGGAAAGTCCAGAATTAAACGACCTTTTAACACAGGCAATCTATTTGTCTAGTTTAGTTGGGAGGGCAGACTAATGGACGCGGCAATCTATGGATTAACAAGTGATTTTGTATTCCGCGCTGCGGCGGAGTTTCTTTCAAGCAGGGAAGCGGTGCCAATGGAAGTATATAAGCAGTTACAGAAGCGGGCAAGGGATAGGGCGTTTAGTGTTTCTGGGTATACATCTGCGGAAGTGTTAAACCAGTTTCTAAGGGAGCTGGTAGATGCCATTGAAGATGGTACAACGTTTGTTACATTTCGGGAAAATATGAATGATTTCCTAGAGCGGAATGGATACACTGCGACAAACGCCTGGCATCTTAGTGTGATCTATCATACAAATTTGCAGACAGCATTTAACGCAGGGCACTATGAGAATATGCAGGCAGCAAAGAAGTTCCGCCCATACTGGCAGTACAAAACAGCAGGGGACGGGCATGTGCGGGAAAGCCACGCGGCAATGCAGGATAGAGTATATGCCGCAGACGATCCTATTTGGGATATATGGTATCCGCCAAATGGATTTCGGTGCAGATGTACCGTTGTATCCCTTTCCAAAGAACAGGTAGAAGAGAGAGGTCTGACAGTTTCGGACAGCCCGCCTACCTCTTTAACTGGAAGCAAGCCAGTTTTTCCAGATAAAGGATTTAGCAATAACCCTGCAACTACTCCTTGGAAGCCAGATACCAGCAATTTCGATCCAACGTTAAAATCGATTCTAAAAGAAAAAACAGATGAAAACGGGGAAAGTATCAAGAATTAAATTTCAGCCGCGCTGCAACGCGTTATAACGCGTTATAACGCATATAGAAACCGTATTAGGAGGCGGACAAGATGGCAGACAATGAATATAAACAGATAATGGTTCTTGCGGGTGGGGATTTGGGAGAGTGCCCTGACAAAATAAAGATACTTCCAGTGGGCAGAATCAGTTCTGAAAAAGGTGATTTTATTGTTGATGAAGAATCCTACAACGCAATGAAATCAGAGATGCAGCGCAGGGGGATTGATATTGTGATTGATTATGAACACCAGACGTTACAGGACGTACAGGCGCCTGCAAGCGGCTGGGTAAAAGAATTAATCTATACGCCAGAGGCGATTGTAGCCAAAGTTGAGTGGACACCAAAAGCACAGGAGTATTTAAAAAATAAGGAATACCGTTATCTGTCTCCTGTTGTCCTAACAAGAAAAAAAGACAACAAGGCAGTTGCGCTGCACAGCTTAGCACTCACCAACACGCCCGCAATTAATGGAATGTTTGCAATTGTAAATTCTGCAAATATAGAAACAGAAAATGATACAGGAGGGAAAGGAATGGATCTACAAAAATTAAAAGAACTTTTAGGACTTCCAGCGGACGCCGCGGAAGAAGCAGTTATGAACGCACTTATGGAAAAGTTAGGAAGTGCGGAGAAAAAAGAAGAATCAGAGGCAAAACAAGAAGAGCCAGAACCAGGCAAAGAAGAAGGGAAAGAAACAGAAGTAGTTGCAAACAGCGTGATACTTGGTCTTCTGGGACTAAAGGAAAACGCAAAGACAGAAGATGTTGCAGGTAAAATAATGGCATTAAAAGCAGGAGCAGACAGCCAGCAACAGGAAATAGCAGATGCCTTGAACCGCTTAAAGAACCGCGAGGCGGATGAAGTTATTATGAATGCCCTAAAGGCAGGCAAAATTACAGCAGCACAGAAGGACTGGGCAAAAGATTATGTCTTAAAAGATAGAAAAGGATTTGATGCTTTTATTGAGAAAGCGCCTGTAGTGGTGCCT